ATTGTGCAGTTTGAAGGTTTAAATTTGCTATACCAAGGGCATCTTGAGCATTATTTTTATTAGTTAAAGCTAAGTCTACCGTGGCAATTTGTCCATCTACTGATGACTGTGCTATATTTTTTTCAGATAAAGATGTTGCCTCTTTTGCTACCGCATCATCATATTCAATAGAAGCATTATCTCTTGCTTGTTTTGCAGCAACCGCTGAATCATATTTGTTTTCCGCTATATCTATTAAGGATATAAAGTCATCCTTATAGTTCAAATTATCTATACTGTTGTTTAATTTTTGTATTTCTTGAGCAGCTAGGCTTAATGGATCATCGCTATAAGCAGGTGTTAAAAATAGCCAACCAAACATTAAAATGATTGCTAATGATAATCTCCATAGCTTAGTCCTAGTCAACTATAACTCCTTAACAAACGGAATGTTTGTTGAGTTAATTATAACATAAAATTACTTAGGGTTATCAGTTTTGTAAAAGCCATTACCTTTGAATTGTATACCAAATGATGTGAAATGTCTTATCATATCTGATTCACATTCAATACATGTGTAGCCTGGATCTTCATCTGTTATAGATCTATGCACTGACATTGTTGCATGTGCATCATCGTGTGAACATTTGTATTCGTATACTGGCATTACTTACCGCTCTTTTTTCTCTTCTCTGCCAAGGCTGCAAAATCTTTGACCTTAGTTTCCCCCATGTATGACCATGCATGACCATCTTAAATCATTTTTTCATTAATAGACTTTTCTGATCCGTCTAGATAAACCCAACCTAAAATTCTTCCGTATTTTTCTGATGAGTCCATTTTTTCTGTTTTAATAACAACAGTTTTTGCTGCGTCAATTGAGTTCTTTAAGTATGTTTTAGCTTCAATCCCAAGAGCTTTTTCTATCTTATCTGTTGTGCGACTTTCTGGTGTATCGATGCCAGCCAATCTAACTCTTGAGCTAAAGGAGATGTCAAAACCCAAGTCTATGTCAACATCAATCGTGTCTCCGTCCACAATTCTGCTTACTTTCTTTACATAGTACTGAAACATTTTTCTCCTTTAAAAAGGAGCAGTTTTTAGACTTGCTCAGGTCTACCCTACGGTAGCCACGAATGGCCCGTAGATTTATTATACACTACTTGATTTTAATTGTTCTAGGCTTTTTGCTTTCTGGAATATCACGCTTTACTACCACGTAAAGCATTCCATCATTTAGATCAGCCTTGTCTACATACATATATTCGCTTAGTGCAAATGTGCGTGTAAACTTTCTAGACGCAATTCCTCTATGAATATATGTTTCTGCATCTTCTGGACGCTCACCTTTAATAGTAAGAGTTCCTTCATGCTCTGTAACATCTAAGGATTCTCTATTGTATCCTGCCACTGCAAGTTCTACTACGAATGTATCTTCGTCAATCTTGCGTACGTTATATGGTGGGAATCCAGATGTATTTGAATGTGCATGTGATAGTCTATCTGCTAGGCTATCAAATCCAATAAAAAATGGATCGTTAAACATTAAATTCCATGCCGAATTAAATGTATTTGGTACTGATGTATATGTTATATTTGTCATTTTTGCTCCTTTTAAGCGAGTTAATTTATAGGTCCCCGTAAGCAACCTATTCATCTATTATATCAAAAACACCAGCAGGTTGCAACGCTAAAATTTTTGCGTATGGATATGGCTTATTTCAATTTGATTTATATTAACATGTGGCGGTAAAGATGCTACCCACCTAATAGTCTCAGCCATATCTTCAGCAGTTACAGCTTTCTCTCTTTTTTCAGTCTGCGTATCTATAGTTCCTGGGCATATCTCAGTTACCTTAATATTAAATTCTGGGTACTCCAGTCTCATTGTATCTACGAGTCCACGCATTCCTCTTTTTGCATTAGTGTAATTCCCGCCAGACGGATATGGATATTTGCCTCCCAAAGATGACACAAAGACTATAATTGGAGAATCAGACTTTTTCATATTAGGCACAAATAGTTGAGACATGTACATTGGGGCTACCACATTAATTGCGTAGGCTATGTGAAAATTTTCTGGCTTTTCATTTACAAGATAAGTTGGGCTTGCCCCGCCACCTGCATTATGTACTAATAAATCTAACACTATATCGCTATACTTATTATAAAATGTTTTTATGCCATCCATGCTTGTAATATCAAGCTGGTATACGTCCAGGTTGTCAGACTTAATTTCTTTCAACTTTTCAATATTTCTTGATACAGCTATTACACGATACCCATTATCAAGTAAACACCTAACAGTTGCATATCCAACTCCCTTACTTGATCCAGTTACTATTGCTGTTTTCAATTTTAAAACCCTAACTCTAAAAGTATGCTATCGCATTTTGACAGGAAGCCTTGAACATTTTTTTGATTTTCTTCATGAAGTGGCACCATGGAAAGAAATAAAGAGGCTTCATAAACTCTTAATAGATTTATTGAAATGTTATTTCTATTTAAATAGTCTATGAAAACATCTTGTACTGCCTTGTCTTTATACTTTGAATTATATAGAATGTTTTCATACCCGCCAAGGATACTGTGACTAAGTTTTGCTAGATCGTAGTACTCATCCATGTAAATATCTTTTACAGACACAGCTCCTCTTGGATCAATAAACTTAATTATATTAAATTCTTTTATCCATAATATATTAGAAAGGCAAAGGTCTCCATGAGAAATAGTTTTATTCCAAACCGTTCTTTCATCTCTATAATGCAAATAGGCTTTTGATATCCTATCAAGCAATTCATTATGAGAAGATTTTATTCTATTCTTTGTCTTTGTTATAACCAAATACTCTGACTCTTCAATGCAATCAGATTGCTCTAAATACAATTCATTACACTCGTTTTTAAATGTTTCTATAAGGTTCATCATCTTTTTAAATGATGTAAGGTCTACTTCCCCATTTGCAAACATTTCTCCAATATTTTTTTTATTTATTTTTTCCATCTCATAACTTGCAGACTCTTCACTTATAATAAAGTTGTATGGCTGCACAAACCATCTCTGAAGACTTGCTGGCAACATGTAATAAAAATTATATTCAGACCTAATCTTTTCTGCCTGATCAGATATCTTAACTAAAGTTATATCTTTTGACATTATTTTATTAAAATGTCTTGGGTTGTAGTGATCTGTATTATACAATTAATGTCACCTAGTTATTGCTTTCTGTATCTGGCATCTCTGTCAGAATTCCTTTTTCTCTTGCTATCCTTTTTCCCTCTTCACTTAAAATAATAGTAGCCTCTAAGTTCTCATCATATTCAACATCAATATATTCATCATTAAACAATTCTATCAAAGTTTTTTCTATATACTCAGTATGAGACTCCCATAATTCTGGTGCCAATTCTTGTGCAGAATCATTTATTGCAAATATTATTTCTCCGTTTTCATCTACGCCAGCCATCTCTATTACACCTATTTCCATGTAGTAGGCTAGCTTATCGTTATACTCATTATCTTCCATTTTGCTCCTTGTGCAATAGGTAGGACTCGAACCTACGACGACCAAATTATGAGTTTGGGGCTCTAACCGACTGAGCTACTATTGCCTTAGCATATTGTAGTGTACCGTCGTCGTTCTTGTCAATAGTATCTTCAACTATCTGTTGTACATACTCAGAAAAATGTTTTCTTGTGCTTCCAGATGGCCTTGACCCTATTGACATCCAAATGTTTCTATATTCAATTACATTTGAAAATGTTGTAGGACATAACTTTATTCCATGGTACTCCTTGAGTACTGTTGGAAGTGGGACATGCTTTCCACAACATTTACATTCTTTTGCAAGCTCTTGATATCTACTCATACTATTTCCATTCCATCTAACACGTCAGACAAATCCTTTGGCATTCTTGGCGGCCTGACAACATTTAGTCTTATCTCTTCTTCATCATTTCTTTCTTGACGTCTCATTGAATCATATGTATGAATATCTATTTCATCATTGTTATTTTTTCTAGTCCTACTAATAGCGTTGTATACTGATCCACACACAGCGTCAGCTAAATCTTTTGAGCCTTTTCTAGGGTGATCTACTTTATCTCTCATAATCTTTAATTGCAACAGCTCGTCAACTAAAAGCTTTATGTTTGGCCCGTTTAATCTTTCCTCTAAAACAACCATTGCCATGTCATCATAATGCTTTTTAGCAACTGAAAGTGTTTCTGTACTAATCCCGTACTGCTTTAGCTGCTGCATCATGTCATGTGAGTTCCAGCGGTCAAATGTGCATAACCTTATATTAAATCCAGCTGACCTTAATGATAGAATATAGTCTCTTACTTCTGTAAAGTCTACAGACTTGTCTGCTGTCGGAGTCCAGTATCTGACTGCGTCAACTTCAACAATTGGTGCTGGCTGAGAATAAGCGTCTGTTACTTTAACATTAACAAATCTACTAACATGAGACATTGATACTGCACAATGGTCATGCTTTTGTGCAAGGTCAACGTGTATAAAGTATTCCTTTTCTGGATCTGGTACAAACCAGCTTTCCAATCTTCCAAAATCATCTATTGCCAAAGACATATTGCTAAAAGCTTTTTCAATCTTTTCACGAGACTTAAAGAATGCATCAACAGCTTCTGGCGGCATACATGCAAATCTACTTAATGCGTCAGGCATATTCTTATAAAATTCAACCTTGAAGTCTTCAATCTTTTTAGTAGGATTAACATCCCAAGTCGGTCTCTTTAGAGCGTATACCTTGGGAATCTTATAAGATATGATATTATCTTCTTCCCACTCAACTGTAACTTCGTTGCCATCAGTTCCATCTGGAAGCTCGTCAACCATCTTCAGAGTCTTACTCTGCACTATTGTTTCTTTTTCCGCAATGACTGAGTCGTAGAATTTTTGAATTGGATCGTTTTTAAAACGAGGGAAAGATAGCAAAATAATCTTTCCATAGTCTGGAAAACGGGATATAACAGAACCACGATACATGTCGTATATAGCATCAGCAGTTTTTGCTTGATCATGTCCTGTAGTATTCTCAGTAGCGAATCCAGAAATTTCGTCAAGGATCACTGCGATTACGTTGTAACCCTCAAATGCTTCACGCTCTGAGTGACCAGAGTATACATTTACATTTTTATTAAATCTAATTTCTGATGCCTTTGGGTCATATTTTCCTATGAACCATGGGGATCTTTCAATTCTTGTTTTAAACCCTTTAAAGAAAACGTTATTGGCCTGCTGTGCGTTAACGGCAATATTGATAATATCAATTGTATCTCCAGGAGGCTTGCCATAATAAGTTGCAGGGTCTTTTAAACACAATAGTAAATATACTATATATGAAACTGAGATAGTAGAGGTGTAGTCTTTTCCAGAACCCTTTCCAAGCTGTGCAATTATTTCTGTGCAAGTCTGCTTATATCTAAGGCTTCCTTCTTTTTCTCCAAAAAGTTTGATAAGAGTAGACTCTTTATATATCTGAGAACCTTTTTCAATTAATGTATATTGGTACTCTGAAAGTGGTGGAAGGCCAAGATAGTCTGGGCTAGTTACAAATGTTTGAAGATCTACTGGTCTTTCTTCAAACTCTTCACCATCAAGAATATCAATGAGATCATTAAAATTAAGATCCATTACTTATCTTCTTCTTCGCTACACAAGCAATTGCCACATTCGCAATTACTATTTGCAATTAATATTTCTCTTCCCATATTATCAGTCTTTTTAATCTTTTCAGTTGCCATAATTAAACCGCTGGATCTTCTTCTGTTATTAAAACTGGCTCTACTATGCCAGTTATCTGTGACAATCTTTTTGCAACATCAATTTTGCACTTAGGACATGCT